GTTTTGCAGAAGCGGTATTTAAACGATCTTCCGAAATCTCAGAAACGTCAGCAAATTTCATTGCATTACGTAAATCTTTCATACGTTTTTTATCTTTACCAACTTCATATAAACCACCGATCGCACGCGCAGCATCGGCTCCACCGACAGCATCGAATAATTGTCCACGCTGTTCGTTGTTCATATTCTTAGTTGTTTTATAAACAAGCGCACCCATCTGCTCTAGCGACTTAATATTACCTTTATCGTCATAGAACATGTTATGACCTTTTTTATCCATCCAGCCAACTTTCATCATCATTTTCTTTGCCGGACCGGTAGGATTTGTAATCATCTGTGAGAACGTCTTGATTGACGTACCGATATCGGAACCACCAACTAGACCGGCACCCTTATTCATCATCGTACCAAATGCAACTAAGTCATCAAATGTCATACCCATTTTCGAAGATACACCGGCACCCATCGCGATCATCGATTTAAAATCTTGTGGATCTAGAATCGAGTAGTTCGCAGCACCAGCGATTGTGTTCGCAATATGCTTATAAGCATCGCCTTGATTCATTTTATCGAACTGCTTAAACGCACCCTTTGCTTGCACCATAAGGTTTGCTGATTCTTCTGGAATCCAGTCAACCGCTTGCGCTAAATCAAGAGATGTCTTAAGTGCGCCGCCCATCATATCGTTATACGATACACCGGCTTTTGATTGAACGAAACCAGCTTGTGCTACTTCAGTCGGAGAATAAATGGTTTTCGATGCAATATCGAGTAACTTTTGTTCGAAAGCAGTGCCCATTTTAAATTTATCTTTATCTTTAGGTTCAGAAACGGAACGGATATTCGCAATCAATTGTTCAAAATCCATTGCATTGCTAAGCGAGCTTACTCCAATACGACCAGCACCATATCCAGCACCAAGTGCCGCATATCCAAGAGGAGCCATAGCAGTTGAAGCGAAACTAGATACAGAACTTGCAGCACCTCCGACAACCCCGTTAACCGTACCACGCATCACACGATTTCTTGCGTCTAGTTCACGTTGTGCTTGACGCTGTGCATCACGAACAGCACGATCTGCTTGACGCTGACGATACGCTTGATCGGCAAGATCGGACCGTCTTTGAATTTCAGCTAAGTTTTGTTGATGCTCACGCTGTAAACGTTCCATACGACGGTTTTCAAGTTCCATCGCATTATCGTGTGCGCGTTGTGCACGAAGGGCGGATTCATTTGCTTGCGCTTGGATTTCAGCCATCCGGTTTGCATGACGAACTGCATCTTCACGGATACGTTCATCTGCACGGTGTGATTCAGTCTCCCGTTGATTAGCATATCTAGCTGCACTAGCAGCGGATTGACGTTCTAATGCTTCAATACGACGTGTTGCTGATTCCATCGCACGAGTCGTTTCTTGTGCAGAACGTTTTGCGGATTGACCGACATTTTTATAACTTTGAGACATACGATTATTTGCGTTAACTGCTTCCCTACTAGCTCGTACAACGTTGCTCGGATTCATCGCTCGTTGCGCAGCAGCAAGGGTACCCATTTCTTTGGCAGCACTACGCACTTCTTTTCTAAATTTCTCAACGCTTTTTGTAGCGTTCTTCATCGGGGCACTCAGTTTGTCGACGAGTGTAAGGGTAGCTTTTAAATCGATCGTCACGATTTAATTCCCCCTTGGTTACTTTTTATTTCGGTTCATTTGTTTTATTTGTTCTTGATAATTCGCTTCATCTTCTTCCAATTGAACAATCATACTAGTGTAAATAAAACGTTTTTCACCGGGAGATAAATTATAAATCTCTCCCGGTAAACGTCCCGTTTTTTGAAATATCAAATGAAGAAGTCTCGCTTCTGGATCGGGATTATCTCCCGTGATTAGTTTTTTACTTCATCTTCTCCGTCTTCTTCGTCACCAAAACCGCTAAGCTCCATAATTTCAGCAGAGATTTTTGCAATCTCACCAGGAGTTAACAATTCTTGAATCGCATCAGACGGTGTTCCAAATTTAGCAACAAGTTCAGGAGCGGCAAAGTTTGGCTCAAGAACACCTGTTTCGATAATCAGCATAGAAAACTCTTCGTCGTTTAGTTTTGTTTCGCCTTTTTTACCAACAGGATACGTTGCTCTCTCACGTAGTTTTTGCATTTCTTTGTAAGTTACTGATTGTACTGTAAAGTGTGAATCAAAGCGTTTGATGTACACTTCTTTTGACGGTTTTTCTGCTCCAATTTCTAATAACGTCTTCAATAAATCTTTTTTCTTTTCACTCATTCTTTTCAGCCTCCAAAAGGTATAATTATAAAAATTTATGGTATAATAATATTAAAAGACGGGAGAACATCGTCCCCCGTCGTTTCGGAACCGCTTTGATTACTTGATTGTATCCATCCACTCGAAAGTAGTGAAAGTGAACGGAAGTTCTTCGGAGATAATTTCACCAACAGAATACTTCAAGATATCAACCTTATCGAAAGAAACGTCTTTCACACGAACACGCATTACTTGACCATCACTTTCCGGGTCTTGTACTTTAAAGATCAATTCAGTGATGAAAGGTTTTTTGTTATCGTCGATGATCTGAGAGATATTTTGCAAAAGTTCAGTAGTTACTTTGTAACCGGAAATACTTCCAGAACCTTTATATCCTACGATTTTAGTACCAACAGAACGAGTACCAGCTCTACGAATCTCAGTTTTTTCAACCTCCAAAGAGATTTCAGCACTTTGTGCGTTTGAGATCCAACGTCCATCATAGAAAATCTGGCAGAAAGTGCCCGTCATGATGCGGTTTGCATCCATTGGAGTCATACCGTTTAATCCAGCCATTTTATAACCTCCAGTTTAATATTTTAATAGAATTAAGATACGATTGTTAAGAACACGCGCTCAACAGAGTCAAGTTCAACGAAATTACAATCGATGAATAATTGGTCTCCAGTTGATTCGAAATCACTTGAAAGTTTAACAGTAATATCTGTTAATACTTCGTTCGCTTCTAATTGCTCAAGGTAAAGTTTTACCATTGATACAGCAAAAGCATAACCGTCGTCGTTTGCGTTGATCTTTCCGATAACTTCGTTTTCGATTAACTTGCCAAGCTCATTAGAAACAACTTGATGAACACGAGTTCTACGAAGTTTATAAACTTTTGCGTTTCCGTCATCGTCAGTAGAACGAGTAACGATACCACGCTCAAGTCTTACAACTTCCCCGTTATTCACAAGCGGAAGGGAACCAGCAGCAAGTGCATCTTTTACTTGAGTTACAGTTAAACGAGTTTTTACATCGTCAAACGGAGTAACAGCGAAAGTAATCGATTGGTTAAGTGGAGTTTTAGCAACAAGTCCAGCAACAAACTGAGCAACTTTATTAGAGCTAAAGTATACGCCAGCTAACATACCGCCAGAAACGATATTTACTGCATACTCGTCAGCAAGTCTTACAGATCTAGCATTACCGATTGTGATATCATCGTCATCTGCATCCGCAACAGCACCGAATACAATAGTAAAATGACGACCTTCATCACGAGATTTTTGTACCCATTTAAGCGCATCGTCTTGTTCAGCAGAACCGACTTGATCCCCATAAACAAATACATCAAAATCATAAACATCAAGAGCGAATCTTGCGTTATCATAAGCGATTTTTTCAGTAACAGTTGTTCCGTCGATTGTTTCAACCGTATAAACAACAACTTTCTCACATCCGCCTTGGAATGCAAGATCAATAGGACCAACGTTAGCGTCACCGTATAATGCTTTTGCATCGTCAAGTGAAGTAAATTCGCTCACCTTTTTAGCAGGTGCAGTACCGTAAGTTTCTAAAGTTAATGCAACAACACCAGCCTTATCCGCATTAGCAACTACCGCCTTAGCAGCATCAACAAAGCGAACATAAAGACCTGGACGTGAGTTTTGGCTCATATCACTATTCCATAATCCAGCCATTTTTGTACCTCCTAATTGTTTTGGTTAATAGTAACTTCATTAATTTTTCCGGAATCAATTTGTGGCTTCACTTCTCGTGTATCAGCACGCATGACACCGATAATTGCTGAACGATTGTTTTCGTCCACAAAAGGAGCAGAAAAATTGAAGTATCGAACACGAATATAATTATCCGAATTCTTTACTTGAAGTGCGAGAGATTGATCATGAAGAGATGATTTAATTCTCTCCATTACATCGAGCACATCTAATGTGGAGTCCCCATAATAAATGAGTTCCCACATGCGAGAATTTAAAAATGTGGCAGCGGTATCAGGCGTTGAATCTGTTCGACTGAATCGAATAAACAGCGTTTTAACAGCGGGATCAGCAGGGATATTTTGTCTCTCGATGGAGATTTCCGGAAACTCAACGCTGAAATAATCAACAAACGTTTCAAGTTCATCTAATAGACTCATATTTACCACCCGATTCCTTTAAGTTCTCTTCTAATATTTTTTTCTATTTTTACACCCAATAATTTTTCATTTGCTTTTCCGGAAACATCTAGATGCTGACTGACGCCGCTATATTTCACATGAGAATCATGCGGTCTAACTTCGTGCCAATAATAAGCATAGTTAAATGTTCCGTAAGTTTTGCTTGGTCTAATTGCATCTGTTCGAATAGTTCCTTGAAGATCTAAAATGTCACCAATTTGTTTTACGCCATTTGGCTTTATATTTCTTTTCAAATTACCGCTTTTTTCTTGTGCAATTTCACGTGCTTTATCTCCCCACGTATCAAGTGCTTCTTCGATACCGTCATGCGCGCCAATAGCCGCTGCAGTACGGACCTCTTCGACCATACGACAAAACGTATCGAGTTTTGGAATCTCAAAACTAGCTTCCATTACTTGCCACCTACTTCAACTACCGTATAAATCGGTCTACCGCTGATATTGCGGATAAATCCGATAGATATCGGCACATAAATATTGGACTTTCCAAGCTCGTTAATAAACTCGATGTCATCGTCTTGTGTAATATCTACGATTCCGGGAATAAACACTTTTGCATAATTCACAATTTCGCGATTACGGACATTTCGAACATCTTCTTCCGTTGAAACCATCTTTAAAGAACGTGTACCTTCCACGATACGGCATTTATACTCAACCGGTTCAAGACTAACTTTACCGCCCCATCCATCACTAGCGATACCTTTTTTGTGAACAATTATTTTATTATAAGTTGGAATCATCTAGATTCCCGTCCATTTTAATTTCTGTTCAACAGATTCGATATTGTTTGCTTTATTGATGAGTTTAACGGCATGTTTTGGAAGGTAGTCTAATAGGTTAATATCGCCTTGTTCTTTGATGCCAGCCGCTTTGAAGTCAAAGCTACCAAGACCAACAATTGAAAAACTATTGATGCCATGTTTTTGAAGCCTGTTCGTGTCATTAAAAACAATCATCAGTGCGTTTGTGAACTCGAAAACGGCTTCATCGGGAATGATTAAATCCACGTATTGTTCGACTAGAGCGCGCTCTGCTACGTTTAAAAATCGTTGTTTTCTCGTATCATCTGCAATCATCCAGTCATCAATATCGAGGCAATATGACGTAATATAGTTATCCGCCGATTCGATTGACATCACAACGCGTCACCTCTTTTATTATTTTTTGTGAACCGGACAATAATCTTCACCAGGAAGTGCATCTTTTTTACACTGTTTACCTGAAGTAGTAATTGCAATACATTGTTTTGCTGGTTCTTCATGAACCTCTTCAATTTCTTCTACCGGAACTGCTTCAGGAAGAACTTCAACAACCTCAGGCTCTTCAACAAGCTGAACATAAGTAGGACATAATGATTTTAATAGTTCGACTTCTTCGGGTTTATCCGTTTGGTAATCACCGAAATAATCAAAGCGAATGCTTAAATCATCTTTTGTTACTTTATAAAATTGACTAGACCTAAATTTAAACACCGAATCGACCTCCTTGTGGTGGGTCTATTGACAAATAAAAAAGAAAGACGCCAGGATAATCCCAGCGTCAAACTTTTATTAAGCTACAGTTGGGCTAAGGTTTTCGATGATAGCGATTTTTTCTTTCGCGTTCTTAACCTTAATACCGATTTCTCCACGAATCTGACGAGCAACGAAGTCAGCACCCGGTTGGTCAGCAGAAACGTCGTATACCGGACGTAAGCTGTGCATAGAGATGATAGACTTGTCGAATAAAGCAACTTTATTCTTAGGCATGTTAGGATCAACAACCACATAAGCAAGTCCGCCACCAACTAAGTCAGATTGGAATGCAGAGATTACATGACCAGTAGTTTGGTCTTGACGTACAGTTTGGATAGTGCTTCCTGCTAATTTAGACAATTGACGAGCACCCGCAGTGTTAGTCAAGATTGTGTTAGCAGAACCGCCACGTTTGAAGATTTCTTCGAAAGAATCGTTAATCATCTTAGCAGAAAGTTCTCCGCCAGAAGCGTTTTCTTTGTATGAACCTTCGATTTCAGCGAAATTGAATAATCCACCAGTCATTGAAGGAGTTCCAGCTCCACCTTGGATACGACGACCGTAAATAGCGATATCGTTTAATTCACGAGCCATTTCTTTAAGGCGTAATTCAACTTGGTAGTTAAGTTCATTTGTTACGTTATAAGTGTTAACAGCCATTTGTGTGTTAGATACAGCAGCATAACGCTCAACGATTTGAGTGTAGTTGTACTGAGTATATCTGTCGTGACCTTCATCTTGTCCAGGTCCAGCACCTTGAAGTTGTGGACGAGATACGATACGAATTTCAGCGCCTGATGCAAGATCAGCAGCTAAAGTTCCGTCGAATCCACGAACAACAGTGATAACATCACCAGCAACAGCAGTAACTTTCATATACTCTTCGCCAGCTACTAAAATAGCGTTAACGCGGAATTTAGCACCATCGCCAGCAGCAACATCTAAAGTAGTATCAGCAGCAAGTGCAGCAGCAGATAAAGTTGCGCGGTTAGAGTTTAAGTTGTCGCTCATCCACTCGTATTTAGTTTGAGTAAGTCTTTCACCGTTTAATCCGATAAGACCTAATAGAGTAGGAGCATCTTCGATAATTAATGAAATACCAGATTCAAGTTCACGTACTTGATCTTTAAAGTCATAAGTTAATAGCATGTGTAGTAACCTCCATTATTATTTTACTAAGTTTTTAAGTTTGTTCGAAAGCTCAATGACTTTCGCGAAATTTTTGTTTTTCTTTGCTTCTGCTAGTTCTTCTTTTAAAGTATCAACTTCGCTAGAAGATGTTCCACCAGAAGGATCGCCGACGACACGTGGTTTAGGATCCGGTTTTGCGACCAAATAAGAGCGATTGTCGACAAGTGTTTTCACAATGTCAGCAACGCCTTGTGGCTTGCCGTTTTCATCGAATTTTACCGCGGATAAATCCTCACCGGCAAGTTTGATCGCATCATCGATGTATGCAATATTTTCTTGCGTTGCGAGTTTGATAAATTCGTTGATTACTTTTTCTCTTTTATTTTCTTCTTGTAATCTAGCAAGAAGTTTTTCGTGTTCTTCTGCTTTCGCTTTTGCTTCAGCGGCTTCAGCATTCGCACGTTCAATTTCGGACATTTGCGCCTTACGGGCTTCTTCTGCCTTTTGATCAGCTTCGGATTTGAAGTTTTTAAGTTCATCGTAATCTTCAAATTTCTTAAGAGCACGATTTAAACGATCTTGAATAATAGCATCAAGTTGTTCTTGTGTAAACTTCGCTTCTGTTTTTGGTGCCGGAGTTGGTTCGGGATTACCGCTCCCATTTGGCGTAGGTTCCGGATTTGGCGTTGGCTCGGGAGTTCCCGCTCCGCCGTTTCCACCATCAGCTTCAAACTTAGGCATTGCATTCATCCAATACTTCATAAACATTAATCTTCATCCTCCTCAGTTTTACGTCCCGGTAGACGAGTAAGGTTTCCATGCGTTTTACGTCCGCAAGTACGACCAAAAATAAGAAAAACCGCAAAAAGCGGTAAATAAACTTATCGTTCTATTGTGTAACTTTTGTAGGCTTTTTCAACGACTTTTTTAAAAATTACACATCATAACCAGCGTTTTGTACAAATTTTTCAACCGTTTTACTGTTTCGTGATCCACTGGATAATGCCGTATCACCAAGTTCCCCTTGTTTACGTGCTTTCTTTAGTTCAGAATCACTTAAAAATTCTGTGCCACGAATTGGGAGAACGCGGTGCCTGCAATTTGGCTAAAATCTATCAATTTACTATTTTGATAGCACGGACTATATCACACTCTACTTGAGAGTTTGTGCGCTTCGAATTGGTACCAATCTCCAACCCTACTCTACTAAAAAAGACAACCATTAGGTTGTCAGTTTGTTCGATAGTCTCTACACTTCTTTATATTTCCAAATAAATCCGCCAGCAGTTTTGCGTTTTGGGAGACCGTTGCACACTTTATCAATCGGAATATTATAAAAAAGCACGGGATTGTCCATTTTTAAGAGGATTTCCCCGTTAGCAGCATAAAGCCACACCCTTTGGTAAGGTTCACACAATTATTCGATTAGGTTCGCACCTAAAAGCCACCCATTTGATGGA